GTAAGGAGAAGAATGGACGAAACTAAACTAACCCCAGAGGATAAAAAGGAAATCGAGGAGTCCGGCAGAGAACTAATACTAGGAACTATACAAAAGATAATGGAAATGCTTGAGGAGCTAAAGGAAAAGGTAGAGAAAGCATAGTCCCCTATCGGAAGGGTATATCCCCCAAGAACAACTAGGCACAAAAACACTCTCCATCTACTCTCTAACCAGTCCCCTCTTCAAAAGGCCAGACCCGCACAATCACCGCATGATAGAATATGGTGTGGAGTTTACTGCCGACAAAGTAAAGATTTCAGGACCAAGGGTAGATGGGACAATAGCTGTAACTTTTGATGTAGGAGAATACGAGGCAGGCAAGGTGGCAGATTTATTGAAGATACCACCAAACACATTATTAAAAGTAAGTGTGGAAAAAGGGAAATAAATGGGAAAAAATCAAACATCATTCAAGAAAGGACAGATAGCAAATCCAACAGGTAGACCAAAAAGAAAATGGACATGGAGTGGACTATTGGAGAAGTATGCTGACATGAAAGACGAGGATGGGAATGGAAAGGTGAAGGATGCTGTTGTGAAGAGGGTAATGCAACTAGCAGAGAGGGGAGACATGACCGCAGTAAAAGAAATATTCAACCGGATGGATGGCATGCCAAGACAAAACACCAAAGTCTCTATTATCAACCCCCAACCACTTTTAGATGCCCTACATAATAACAACCGGTCTCAAAAAGCTAAACAAACTAAAGAAGAGAATTAAGGGTATAGCGGGTGGTACTTCGGCCACCAAGACTATCTCTATTATTCAGATATTGATAGACAAGGCCCAACGAGACAAGAAATCCACGATCACGTCAATTACTTCCGAGTCAATGCCGCATCTTAAAAGAGGGGCCATGAGAGACTTCTTAGATATAATGGAACAACAGGGTTATTTTGATCCAGGTAGGTGGAATAAGTCTAATTTTACTTATACTTTCGAGACAGAGAGCATAATAGAGTTCTTTTCACTAGACATGCCATACAAGGTGCGTGGCCCTAGGAGACACAGGCTTTTTATAAACGAGGCCAACAACATTCCCTTAGAGACATTCGATCAGTTAGAGATCAGGACTAAGGATGAGATATGGCTAGACTGGAACCCAACGAGTGAGTTTTGGTTTTACACAGACATCAAAGGAAAGAGAGATGATGTGGATTTTGTAATCTTAACCTACAAGGACAATGAGGGGTTATCCCAGTCAATCGTTGATTCAATAGAGAGGAGGAAGGGAAACAAGAACTGGTGGTTGGTGTATGGGTTGGGTCAGTTAGGTGAAGCAGAGGGTAGAGTCTACAAGGATTGGGCGATAGTAAAGGACATACCCCATGAGGCACGACTTGAGAGGTATGGGTTGGACTTCGGGTACAGTAATGACCCTAGTGCGATTGTGGCCATTTACTTCTATAACGGGGGTTACATACTAGACGAGATACTCTATCAGAAGGGGCTATCCAACAAGCAACTAGCCGATGTCATAAACAACCAAACGACTGCGTTAAGTGTGGCTGATAGTGCAGAACCCAAGTCAATAGACGAGATAATCAGTTACGGGGTAAGTATGATCCCCTCCCCCAAAGGCCAGGGGTCAGTCAATCAGGGTATTCAATACGTTCAAGACCAGAGGATAAGTGTCACCAAACGGTCCCTCAACATCTTAAAGGAATACCGAAACTACTTATGGCAGACAGATAAAGAGGGGAAGGTAATCAACACACCGGAGGTAATATTCAATCACGCCATGGATGCTGTCAGGTATGGAATGAATAGTCTTAAACCAAACGATGACGTTGAGGAAGCCCCAGACGATACTAATTTATTCCAAGATGGCTACTACTGAGTTTACTATCCGGCAGGCCAATGTACTTCCGCACTTAGACATTGAAAGGGATATAAAAGCCACCAAGACAGGTATATTCACTTTCACACTTAGAGCAAACGGTGGTAGTATTGTTGATTACGTCAACTACAAAAATGTTAAACCAGGAGAACACGACGAACTTATACAAGCTGTTGTCTCCCAACTTAGCCCTCCACGCAGTCATTGAGAAGGATATACAGACCACGGACTATGGCGAATTAACCTATGTGGTAGAGCTAAAGGATGGAGTGGCAGATATGAGTACGCTCAACATCACGATTAGGAAACGGTACAAATATTGACAACCGCTAGCAGTCTAGTGTAATATTGCTTATTAGAAGAATCTTAGCCGATGACGCTCTAATGCGTGTAACAGGCCGTCCATAGTGACGGCTTTTTTTATGACTACAAAACAAACGATACTAACAAGGAAACAAGCCTCATACGATTATCTAGCCACCAAGAGAGCGCAGTGGGACACATGGGAACAGCTTTTCCACAATGAATTAAATACCCAGATCACAGATAAGACCAAATCACAGGTATTCGACCCCAAGTTATCCACACTTCTAATTGAAAGATCATATAGGGTAATGGCACAACTCCACACCGGTAAAGTAAAAGCGATAAGTAAAAACGATCCAGGTGCTTCGGCCCTAATGAACCTCACCCTTGAGAAGTACATTCTCCCCAACGCTAACGCTCAATTCGACTTCCTGACTAAATTACGAATGGTAGACCTCTACTCAAACATTTATGGAAAGTTCTATGGAATGGTGGATTGGACGATAAACGGCAAGAATGGTTACGTGGGACCGGACATATGGCTCTTAAACATGAGGGACGTGTTCCCCCAAGTAGGATCAGTTTCAGTATTAGACAGCGACGAAATCATAATCAGGACATGGAAGCCCAAATCATTCTTTGAGGGGCTTGTTAAGGGAAAGAAGTCAAGTGACGGCTTTAAGAATATACCCAAGATACTAAGGAAAATGGAAGACACATCAGGTGATAAGGCTAATCGGGACGCAGAGAGTGAAGGACAACGAGAAAGCAAGGAATACCCCACCGCCCAACCCAAACCCAACGACGGATATTACGAGGTTCTAAGTCAATACGAAGGTGATAAGTGGACCGATATGGTGTCAGGCGGGATAGACGAAGTGTTTAGAGAGATAGACAACCCCCACGATAACGGTGAACTGCCGGTAGTAGAAAAACATTCAATCCCCCTATTAGACGACATGAATGGTATGGGAGACATGGAGCGAGGCGCTTCAATGCAGAAGGTAGTCAACTCAGTTTGGAACATGTACCTAGATGGAGTTAAAATGTCAATCTTCCCGCCTTTACTGGTAAACAAGGACAATATCGCCTCAATGAGTTCTATCAAGTATGGAGCTACAAGAAAGTGGTTAGTCAGGAATCAAATCAACAACTCAGTTCAACCAGTATCTCTCTCCCCTCAAGGGATAGCCACATTCAACAACACCTATCAGGCGGCCACCGGCTCACTTCTAAACCTAGTGGGGACAACTGACACCTCTGTTACTAAAGACTCAGAGGCAGGATTCGGAAGAACACCCCAAGCATTAAAGATGCAACAAGCCCGTGAGAACACACGAGACAACGCTGATAGGTTCTATATGGACCAATTCACTTCCGGCGTGATTAAGAAAATGGTCAACCTTATGAGTACTAAGGCCGATGGGTCTACTCAAATCAGAATGTTCCAAGAAGAGATCGAGCAACTGGCTGAGGAATACCCCGAAGTAGCAGAAATGTATGATGAGAAGAAAGGCACACTAAATATCAACAAGAATAAGATGGGTTCAGTCTTATATGATTATGAGATAGTAGAAGGTTCCAGCTTCGCAGTAGACGAGGATATGCAGATGAAGAACCTAACCTCCATGATTGAAATGTTTAACAAGAACCCTCAACTAATTGAGGCAGCCCAGCAAAGGGGAATAGACATCAATGTAGGTGAAATGGTTAAACGTGTTATTAGTAAGTCCGGCATACAAGATTGGGATAAGATTGTAACTGAAATGAAAGACGAAGACCGAGTAGACGCAGTTCTACAAAACGACATGGCTCAGTTCACCCAATCACTTCAACAAATGCAGGGCATAGGCCAGGTTCCGCCACAACAAGCAGGTCAACAGCCACAAGGCCCACCACAAGGAGGTCCGGTTGGAAGATAACGCCATAAAGCCAGGTATCTTTAACATTCAAGCCTTCCAAGCAAAGAAGAAAGCCGAGGCCGTAGACGCTACAGTAGAGGAAACCGCACTCTATGCTATGAGTAAGGGCAAGGGTTGGAAGATACTTGACCAGTACATTAAAACTATAAGCATACAACTAAACGACGCCAACCGTGACGCAATAGCCAATGGTTTACCTTTAAAAGAAATCGGCCAGAACGCCGTTGTTATAAATTGGGTAAAGGAAGTCCTTGATAAGGTCGTTCACAAAGTAGAGGACGCCAGGGACGCTTGTGAAGAATGAAGATACAGAGGTTTTGGACTTTGACAATCCGACATATTCGTTTGCTCCCAAGGGCAGGCATTCGTACCGTCAAGAAGGGGGTTACTTGGTTTGTAGATCATGTGAACTCCACCACGCAATCTGGATTGGCATGGGTAAAATCATGGTGGGAGAAACTAAAGACGGCAATCCGATCCTTAAAAAGAGATAAATAGTTTAATGTTGGTCATCGCCGAATCGGTGGCTAACATCAAGCAATTTATTCATCCGCTTGGGTATTATCGCATTACCTTACAGGTGCGTAAAAAATTATGGATGACGTTGAAAATAAAGACGTAAAAGAAACGGCTGTGGTAGAAGACAGCCCTGCTACCCCGTCAGTAGAAGAACCAAAAGCTACCGAGGAAGTTGTTACTCCAGCAGAGGAGGTCGAATCGACGGAGCCGACCAAGCCCGCAGAAGAACCAGCCGAAACGGTTGAAAGTGAAGCTCCAAAAGAGCCTTCAAAAAAAGGACTCTCTAACAGAGTTCGTCAGTTAAATAGTCGTGCCAAAGACGCCGAAGCAAAAGTTGAGTCTTTGACTGAACGACTTGGGAAACTTACAGGTTCAGTTGAACCTCAGGGTCAAAAACCCTATGCACCCCAAGTTCAGCCAGGTTCGGAGGTAACTCCAGACCAATATAAGCAAGACGTTATGCGGACAGCCGATAGCCTCGTAGACTTGCGAATGAAGCAACAGACAGCACTGACTAAGATTGACAGCGAAGCTCATCAGGTCATGAGGGATTATCCCGAATTGAACCCTGACAAAGAAGCCTTTGATAAAGAACTTTCAGATACCGTCAATGACGCAACGGAGGCTTACGTAAAAGCTAAACCGTATACGACATCAGTCAAAAAATTTGTTGATAGACTGATGAAACCTTACAACAGGTCGATTGACAACAAGGTAGGACAGGCCAAGGAGACTCTGGCAAAACAAGTCTCAGAAACCGCTCTTAGACCTACCCAAGTGAAAGCAAAAGATAAAACCGCAGACCAAAAGTCTATCAAGGAACTAGAAGCTGAACTAGGCTTTGTACAGACCTAAGACTGAAAATTGCCTATTATTCATTAAAAACAAAATATGGCAGTAGTAGGTGGAGGAATGAGTGGTGCAACCAACGTTAACATCACGAGTACCCTATCCGCAGAGATAAGTATATATTACGAAAAGGTCTTTTTGGCCAGATCGGAATATCCTCTTATTCTTAGCGAAGGTGCTCAGAACCGGACTCATCCGGACAACGAAGGACACACCGTTAATTTCACTCGCTATGAACCGCTAGGAATAGTAAGCACTCCTTTAGGAGAGGCTTCTAATCCAGTCACTTGTGCTATCACCGCTTGCACGGTTTCCATGACTCTTTCAGAGTATGGTATGACCGTTAACACCGGAAAGTTCCAGTCTTTAGTTTCTATCGACACGAACATGAAGGAAAAAATCGAGCTGGTAGGACAAAACATGGGACAGACCCTTAACCGTTTGGTTAGGTCTGAATTGGGCAATGGTACTTCGTACTACCCCAACGGCCACTTCGTTTCTTCAATCGCTGCAGGCGATGTTTTAGATTCTTGTAACATCAGAATGATGGTACGACAACTAGAATTGAATAACGCAATGGCTTATCCTGATGGCATGTTCATGGGGAAAACTGACCCTTATAGTAAATATAAACTTTTGGGAGATACGACTTGGATTGCATCCAAAACGTACTCAGATGTTAAAAAGCTATACAAGGGCGAAATGGGCGAACTCTATCAAGTCAGATGGTTACTTAACAAAGATTTTGTATCTAAGATTGAAGCTCAATCAACCGCAGCTTCAGCAGTGAATAGGTATTATACCTATGTACACGGAGACAATGCTTTTGGTACCTATGATTTGGCAAAAGATAAACCCAAACTCTACATTTTGCCTAACGTCGTTGACTCTAACTCACCAGCTGGTAGAATTTCTATCATCTCTTGGGCAGGCTCTTACGCAACTAAGTTACTTAACAGTTCCTGGTTGTTAACAGCTAGATTCACAGACGTCTAAGCAAGACGAGGGGTGGGTTTCAGCACTCACCCCTTGCAGAGGAAACATATATGACATTTTTTATTAAAACAAAAACAAGTCGCCGAGACGGAAGGTCAAGCGACATTAAAGAACTTAAAATGGGTATGAAAAGCTCTAATCGTAGAGTGCGTGAAATTGCAACAGAGTCAGCCGATAGAATTAGGAAAGAATCAGGCAAGATTAAGTCAATGAGGGAAGCACTTATAAGAGAACACCGAGCAGGCAGAACAGATAACGTCAAGGATATACACGAGACCGTTAGGAAAGACCCAGGCACTTATTTAAACCGAATATGACATTTAGGACCAAACAAGAACCGGCAGTAGAAACCAGCCCCAAAGGTGAGAAGCAAGCTATGGCGCCGACGGTTAAGCCCGAAGTACCTTATACTGATTACGAGAAGGAAAACAGCCACCCCTACATAGTGGACCACTTTAAACTAGGAGACACATGGAAGGAGACAATGGGTGGATTCTCAAAGGAAGTTACTCTAATAGAGGAGTTCTTCTCCAAACAGATAAGTAAGGGTGACCTACCCAACAACAAGCGGGCTGTCAAGGAAGCTATCAAGAAGATGGAAAAGATAACCGGAGTCAATAAAGACGCTAGGCCAGTGGTTAAGGTTGAAAACTTAGCCGCTTACGTGGAGTTTTTAATGAAAGTAGACAAAACAAAGTTTAATTTAAAACGATATGACAACTAAAGACATTAAAACAGCCAAGACCCCCCAAGAAATGCAAAACATGGGTTTTGACACCGAGTTTAATCTGCCTACATTTGAAGCCCTTGTTTACAATGCAACGACGGGTGCGATGGACAGGATGGTTCAATCAATAGACCTAGTTCCGACTGCTTACGACTATATTGCCTTGACCTATGTAGCGGCAGGTGACGGTGCGGGTGAGATTGAAACAGCAGTGTTTAAGACTGGTGGATCGGGAGGAACCACAGTAGCCACCCTAACACTAGCTTACAATTCAGACAATGAAATTAGTAGTGTAATAAGGACATGAGTCTTACGCTAAACCCAATCACAGGCAAGTTTGATGTAATAAACAAGAAAGCGTCAAAAGTAAACATTGTAGATGCTGGTGGGATCATTACCGCTACTGAAGTTGAAGGGGCTTTGCAGGAAAACAGGCAGAGCAAGTCTTGATTGGACTACTCCCCAAACCAAAAGAAAAAAAGAAAGTGATATAATCCTCTTAGGATGTCGAGAATATACGAAACCGGAGCCGGCGGTTTTATAGGAAGAAATCTACTGGCTAAACTAGAGGGAGTTACTACAATCCCTCACAAAGAGATACGGACTACCGAGTTATTGCCTTTTGATTACTTCTACTTTCTTTCCGCTTATGGGAACATGTCTCACCACACCGAGGACGAGAAGATCGTCCAAGCCAATGTTTTAGACATCGCTCACATGGTCAGTCAACTATCCACAGATATTAAGTGCTTTGTTTTTATGAGTACGTCTTCTGTTAAGTTGCCGATGCAGACTATGTACTCACGGACAAAGAAAGCCGCCGAAGAGATATTACTAGCGGTTATGGAGAAACACAACGTCCCTGTATGTATAGTCAGACCTTTTTCAGTTACCGGAGTAGGAGAGCAGAAAGAGCATTTGATTCCTACCCTTATAAGGTCTTGTCTTGACGGAGAACACATGGATTTCGTCCCCACCCCCTCACACGACTTTATAGACGTAGACGACGTTACCAATGGATTAATTAACTTGGCTACAAGCGGTGCTAGAGGGATATACGAACTAGGATGGGGGAAGAAACACACCAACGAAGAAGTTAAAGAGCTAGTTGAGGACGTCACCCACAGGAAAGCCAATCTAACAGAAGTACCCCATTTAAGACCCTACGATACCAAACACTGGGTTTCGACCAATTTCAGATCACGAAGGTTCGGGTGGAAACCAGAGAAGTCACTTAGAGATTCAATCGAGGAGATGGTTGAGTCTAGGTAAACTTGAACGCCGAGCAGTAGAGATTTCCTATAAGCAGAAAAGGAGTCATTTGTCCTCAGTCCTAACCACCCTCCCAACCATAGAACGCATTTACGAGATACGAAAAAAGGACGAACCCTTTGTACTGGGCAACTCCCATGCCGCACTAGCCCTTTGGGTAGTTTTAGAGAAACACGGACTATGTAATGCAGAGGAAATGGCAGAGAGATATGGAACACACGCTGAAAGAGATATGGAACATGGTGTTTGGGTATCAGGAGGTAGTCTAGGACAGGCAGAAACGGTTGCAGTAGGGTTAGCACTAGCTGATAGAGAAACTAACGTTTATTTGGTCACTAGCGATGGGGCTTGTGCAGAAGGCTCAGTATGGGAGGCTTTAAGGATTGCAGCCGAACAGAGATTGGAGAACTTGAGGATCACGGTTATAGCTAACGGATTGTCAGCACTAGGTACAGTAGACACACAATACTTACAACACAGGCTACAGTCATTCTTCCCAACAATGGTAGTCGCACCCAATCTATTCCATCTACCAGAGTTTATACAAGGAATAGACGGTCATTACGTTGTATTAGATGAAAAAATGTTTAAGGAGATAACAAAATGAAAAGTAAAGAAAGACTAAAAGACTATCCATTACATGAATCAATGAGGGGTTACTTTGGTAGAGCCTTATATAAAGAAATGGCTAGTAATGAGGATATATGGCTAGTTACGGCAGACTTAGGTTACAAGATGTTTGACTCACACTTTGAAGACTTCCCTGAAAGAGTCATAAACGTAGGTGCGTCAGAACAAGCAGGGGTAGGCATTTGTGTAGGACTAGCACTACAGGGCAAGATACCTGTCTTTTACTCGATTACCAACTTTACCCTTTATAGACCTTTTGAGTTCATTCGTAACTATATTGACCACGACAAGATTAAGGTAATTCTAGTAGGTGCTGGTAGGGATGATGACTATAAAGAAGATGGTTGGACACACCAAAGCCCAGATGCACAGAGAGTGTTAGATTGTTTTCCCAGTATTAGACAATACTTTCCTGAATCTAAAGAGGAAGCCCCGATTGCCACTAGCGAAGCATTTGAACTTAATGGCCCCTCGTTTATAAGTTTGAGGAGAAAATGAATATAATAATACCAATGGCAGGACTTGGATCAAGATTTAAACATACTCATAAAGGCCCCAAGCCTCATGCTGAAATGTATATGACAACAAGTGGATCAATTAACGCCAACGAACCGAGAATAGCCCTGAATCCTATTTGGATGGAAAAAGGGGTTTGTTTTCAAAACGTAGAAGGCGATCATTGCTTGGTCTGGGATCCAAAGTATTACCCGAAGAAGACATGGAAAACAATAGACTATTTAGGTAGGAAGTTTAAAGTACCATCTGACCCAGAAGCATGTTTGGCTCATAGGTATGGGGACTCTTGGCGAACACCACAGACCTGTTCTTGGAAAGATAGCTCTAATAGAAAAGAATATAAGGACTTATTTTAATGGATTACTTAGCTTTCAGATACACAAAAACTCAGTACAAATCTCTTATTGATTTTAATGACAAAGTTAAGAGAGCCGATGTTGACGATATTGAAGAACGGCTAAAAGGCAAGAGTGAGGCCTTATTTTTAAGTGGAGGGCTAGATAGTAGTTTGTTAGCAGCCATAAACAAACCCGAAGTGGCCTATACGGCAGTTTTTACAGAGGGTAAATCCGAACTACACTTTGCGGAGAGAGTAGCAGAACATCTTGGTATACCACTGATTCCCGTTTTAATTACAAGAGAGGCATACCTGGCTACCATAGAGCTTTTAATTAGAAACAAAGGCGATGGACTACACCCCAATGAACCATGTTTATACTTAATGGCGAAACAGGCCAGCAAGGATGGGTTTGATACTATAACATCAGGAGAGGGAGCAGACGGATTGTTTGGTGGCTATACAAAACTATTGACAGGGAATTTTATGACAGACGAGGGAACTTTTAGAAGCAGATACTTACAAGTTGAGACTGGGGTTGAAATCCCTTTTAAGAAATGGCAAGAGTGGGGTATGTATCGTTTCTTAATAGAAATGCACACACCAGCATTAATTGACAGGGCCGTGAACGCTTGTCATACAGCAGGGATGGAGATAGAGTTTCCTTATATAGAAAATGGCATCTCACAAATAATGTGGGAAGCCCCTATGGGACAGAAGATAGATAAACCTATCCTAAAAGAGATTGCGACTAAATACTTACCACTAGACTTAGTATATAAAGAAAAGATTGGTTTCCCTACACCTTGGCCCGTTGAAGGCTTTTTAAGACTTAACAAGGAGATAGGGTGGTAATTGGCTACACAACAGGAGTATTTGATTTGTTTCATATAGGACACTTAAACATCCTTAGAAGTGCCAATGCCTTGTGTGACAGACTAATCGTAGGGGTTTCTACTGATAAATTAGTTAAGGAGAAGGGTAAGAAGGCTTTAGTACCCTTTAAAGAAAGGATAGAGATAGTAAGGGCAATTAAGTATGTAGACGTGGCCGTTCCACAAACCACAATAAACAAGATAGATGAATGGGACAAGTTGGGCTTTGACAAAGTGTTTGTGGGTGACGATTGGTATGATGACGAAAACTGGATTGATTATGAAAGAGGACTAGAGTCTGATGGGGTTAAGTTTATTTACTTCCCACACACCGACGAGATTTCTTCAACACTAAGGAGGGCAAGATTAAAATGACACCATTTGATGAGTATTTGTTGAGAGTAGATGATTACTTCAAAAAGTATGGGGTTGAGTTCTTTTTCATTGGTTCGTCCCTATTACACCTTATAAGAAGTGGTTATATCCTACAAACTAGCACTTTTGATAGGGAACTGAACATAGGGGTGCGAGCAGAAGATGTTACCAATAAGTTTAATAAACAACTTAAAAAAGACAATGAATACTTTAGAAACGATACCAACGATGAGTATGAGAACTACTTTACTTTCTTTGGCCCACAACTCAAAGAGAGATGTTGGGATGCTGACTACTTTACCCTGATGCCTAAGTTTTGGAAAAAGAAGGGGATTAGGTACGAACATGGTGGAAGTAACTTAAACCTTGTTTGGCCTGAATATCAACTAAAGAAGTTTGGTAAAATCAAATATCTTGGCAGGACTTTTAACACACCAGCTAATCCTGAAAAGTGGCTATCACACTACTTTGGAGAAGATTGGAGAACACCAAAGGCTACATGGAACTGGGCTGTCAACGCTAACAATCTGGTCTGTACTAATGATTTAGATAATTATAAATTACCAAAACTATGCTAAAAGCACTATTTTATCCCGCAGGGACAGAGAAGAAACCAATCCCATTCGACAGCTTATACATTCCCTATATCTACAACGAGATTTACTTTGAAGGAGTATATGTTGATATATTCAACCAAAAGGAAGACATGGTTGTTATCGACGTGGGAGCTAATATAGGAGTAGTCACTCAATACATGAGAACTTTCTGTAAAAAGCTTTATGCTATTGAACCATCAGAGATGCACTTTGAGGCACTAAAGAAGAATAAAGAATTTAACAAATGGGACAATGTAGAGATATTCAAGGCTGCCATAGCTGACAAGGACGGAGAGATGACTATAAACTATCTCGACAACAACCTGACTTGTAACTCACTTACCAACGACTACGGACAGGGTGGAAACAAATGTAAGACTTATGCCTTTGATACCTTTATGAAGGAAAACAAGATTGACACAGTTGATTTCTGTAAATTCGATGTAGAGGGTGCAGAAGACATGATACTTAGAAGTAAGGGGTTTAAGAAAGTAGCCGATAGGATAAAAGCTATTGAGATTGAGTTCCACCATCCTAACTTTATGGAGTTAGTTCAATATATGATGAGACTTGGCTACAAAGCACGAAGATACGAGTCGAGTGCTGTTATTGTTTTATTTACTAGATGAAAACAGTATTTTTTAGTATCGTATCAGATGACTACTACTTTAGTGTGGGTACACATGTACTAATCAATTCCTTTAAGAAGTACCACCCCGACATAGATTTGGTTGTGTTTAGACAGGACATGGTAGACAAGGTGTTTAAAGATAACGATATTAACTTCTACATGGCCAAACCTACCTTTGCTAAGTTGCTTGTTGCAGACTATGACAGAGTTATCAACATTGATGCAGATACAGTCATTACGGGCAGACTGACAGAGATACTAGATACCGACTGGGAAGTAGGGGCGGTATGGAATTACAACATTTATGAGAATGCTACCTTTGAAGACATAGATGAGAAGATGTACGTCCAAGCAGGGCTAGTTGGATCAACCAACAAGGGGTTTTGGGACATTTGGGAAAAAGCAAACAAGAACGCCATGTTATATACCCGACAAGAGAATGACGTTTTAAACACGGTCTGGTATCGTAACAAAGCTGTTAAAAAGATGAAAAAGCTGATTTGGGACAAAGATAAGAACTATTTGGGTTGTAAGAGCTTAGGTATGGAAGCAAGGTTTTATATAGAGGATGACAAGTTAATGTGTATGGACGAACAGGTAAAGGCTTACCACCACGCTAAAGGGAAAGTGGCCCTACCCAAGTTACAGTTTGAACAGATGGGTTTCACGAAGGAAGTAACTGACTGGTTAATCAAGCAAGGTTATCAAGGTCGAAGCGTCAAGTATGGAGAACTTTGAGACCTTATAGCATTATCACCCCACCATTTTCTCCAGTATCAGGAGGGATAAGAGTCCTCTATGGTTTATATGGTTGGTTGCTAGCCAAAGGCCAGATAGCTTTCTTAAATGCTAAGTTCGAGAACAAAGACTTTGTGGCTATTTACCCAGAAATATCTCATGGCAACCCAGCCGAAGCCAACACAGTAGTTCGCTATATACTCGCCCCACCAGGAGAGATGGCCTCTAATGGAATTACTGGCCCCGTTAAGTTTGAGGACACAGACCTTATATATAGCTTTTCCAAGTTGGTTTATAACACAGACCCAGAACACACAATGTTTCTACCCATACTTAATATGCACCTGTTTAAAGACCAGAAGAAGAAACGAAACAAAAAGTGTGTATTCTTTGGCAAGAAGCCTAGCTCTAGCGTTCACCCAAAAGAGTGCATACCTATTGATAGAAAGTTTGCCCAAGACCAACAAGCACTAGCAGACATGTTAAACGAGTGTAGTGTTATGTATTGCTACGATCATCGTACCGCCATGACAGAAATTGCCAGATTGTGTGGTTGTCGTATTGTTATCATCCCATCTGACTATACGAAGAAGAAGTTTGAGGATTACGAACCCGGTATGAACGGTATTAGTTGGGGGATAAAGGAAAATGTTAAACTAGACACGGCGAAATTTAGAGAACACTACCAAGCATTAAGAACCTTATTTAGTTTCCGTTTAGATCAGTTTATTGAGGCTACACAATGAAAATAATTCGGGTTTTTGCAATGCCAAGTCACGCAGCCGTTGAACGTACAAGTGGTGTTGATTTTGCCCGTGTAGTTCAACCTATGGAAGCTTTAGATGGTTGGACAGACGGTAAGGTTAAATTCAAAGTTACCATGTACGATCCCAAGCTAAACAAGAAGATGGATTGGATTAAGGTAACGGCAGAACACGACATACTCTTTTTAAACTACACCACCAACGCTTGGGCTTTCGCTATCATGGGTTGTATGGCCAGGAAGAATAAGAGAAAGATTGTTTTAGATATGGACGATGATTTGTGGGATGTGGCCGAGGACAACACGGCTTATCAGGCTTATAAGAAAGGAAGCGAGGGGATAAACAACGTCACCGCCATTTCTAAAGAGGTTGACTTCATTACTACCACCAACAAGTACCTTCGGAATGTAATCATGCACAAAACAGGCAAAGACCCCTCTAGGATAAAAGTCATGTCTAATAGGGTTAATCTTAAACTTTACAGCCACCGGTCCCCGTTCAAAGACACCCTTGATATTAAGTTACTCCACTTCGGCTCTAGTTCACATTTCAAGGACTTACAAAACGACGAATTTAACAAAGGGCTAGACCGAATCTTAAAGGAATATCCCAATGTAAGTTTTATGACGGTTGGTGCGTTGATTCCCAAGTACAAGAAAAGGTGGGGTCAAAGGTACACCCACGGCTTCGGAGACGTTGACCTTTATAAGTGGGTGCGTGAGAAGTTCCCCGTGTTCATGGATCAGGTAGACATTCTAGTTACCCCCTTAACGGACAATATTTACAACAAGTGCAAATCCTCAATCAAGTTCATAGAGGGTAGCACCGCCAAGAAACCTGGTGTCTGGCAGAGAATGAGACAATACGAAAATGTCATCGAGGAGGGGAAGAATGGGTTTTTAGCAAGCACAGAGATCGAGTGGTATCGGTCAATTAAGAGACTGATAGACGACAAGGAACACAGGAAATCAATGGGAGAGGAAGCTTTTAAGACCACGAAAAAGGATTGGCAGGTGAAGGATGGGGTGGATGCTTACGCTGAGTTTTTCCTTCGTGTCCTTGACAGTCCCACAAAATAAGTCTAATATTAGTAAGGTATAAGTGGGGAACCAATCCCCCGTCAGACCGCAGTTAATTCTGCGGTTTTTTTATTGATTAAAACAACTATGGCAAGAGCCAAAAAAGTAAAGAAAGTACGTGTCCTATTGGACGAGTTAAAAGATTTAATGCTACGAGAATCAACCGAAATGGCAGGTAGAGGTATCTATCAAAGAGCTTTATCAGCAGTTCTCAATATGCACGGTTCTATAGACAAGACTACCGAGCAACTAGCACGAGTCAAAGAACTCATCCTTGAATTAGACGAGGAGGTCTAAGATGTGGCCACAATCAAGTAGTAACACTAATCCTTACGCCACGCCAGTTCCCACGCCAACAAGTTCCTGGCCTCAATCTACAACTCCGTCGGCACAACCGGCGCCTTACCAAGCACCAGCACAATCAGCTTGGCCTCAGTCGATAACCCCTTCCGCACAACCAGCCCCTTATGGTGGTAGTGTTCAGGGTGCAAGCACTTCCTCAGGTGGGGGTGGTTTTGATATGTCTCAATATGCTGGATGGGGCGAGCCAGAGGCAAGAGCAGACTTTGCCGCCACAGGTGGTCCACCAGACCCTTATGTCGCCGCAGAACAGGCCAGACTTGCTGCAGAGGAAAGAGTACGGGGTGACATTACCTCCGGCTATGACGCTTACTTCAAAACCCTAGATGAACAAATGGCTAGTCTTGGGACTCAACAAACAGCCAGAGAAGGTATCGTTGGCAGTCAGTACACTCAAGGACAATCCGACTTAGCACTTCAAGAACAACAAGGCTTGGGTGCTTTACAGACTCAAGAAGACAAAGCCATGACCAATCAGGAGAAGAACTTAAAGAACTTGACGGAGAATATCCGCAATTCCATGATGGCAGGGAACATTTATCTTGGCTCACGAGGAGCAGGAGATAGTTCAGCCGCCAATCAGTACTCTTATGCTTTGACCAAACTTGGTACTAAAGCTAGGGGTGGTGTGATGAGTCAAACTTCTGACATAGTTGCCGAGATAGGCAAGAGGGAGACCGACCTACGAGCTACAGTCGATAATGAGGAAAGAAGACTAGCAAGTGACAGGGACATAAAATTGGGAGAAGTAGCCGACTGGTTCACTTCGGCTCAACAGCAAGTCCGACAAGCTCAAGCTAGTGGTCAACTTCAAAAAGGTACAGATTTGGCTAATCTTTCAAGATCATTGTTAGATCAAGCTATGGCCAAACTTAGCCAAATTGACCAAGAGGCTTCCAGTAGAAGACAGGCACTAGATCAGTGGGCAATTACTAACAGCAATTCTATTGCAGAGGTAAAGGCCAACCTTCAACGAGTGTCAGGCTTTAATCCTTCACTACCACAAGCAGGGCCGATAGCCAGTACCCCACAAGTTGATACAAGTGGAAACTTGAGAGTATTCGGTGGATCAGCTAACCCAGAAGAAGAAAGAGGATTATTCGCTTAAAGGAGCCTAATGTCTTTATTAGACCTAGCTAACAGAATTAAGAGCAGTCTTAGTGACGACGAGGGGTGGTTTCAGCGTGGTAAGTTCACACCCAAAAAGTATCTAACCCCCACAAGTAACAAGGGTCAGAACTTTTGGTCTACCCCCACAGCACAGAAACTAGCCAGTGTTCAACGGACAACCCAACCCCTAGTACAAAGGACAGCGACAAGATTAAAACAAGCCGTGCCAGCGCTAGGTAGAAGTATGGCCTTTTCTAATCCGTTCATTTCCAATAGGCAGTTAAGGACTTATGGGGTTGACCCTTCTGATACGCAAGCAAGGTTCAAGGATATTAAGACAGGCGCCAAAGGTGCATTAACAACCTATGGACTAGCTAATCCAGCAATAGCACTTAAATCAACTTTAGGAGGGGCAGGGATAAACACACTATTTAAGATTGGCTCTAATGTTGCACAGAAACAACCAGTTTTTAAGGGAACGAAAGAGGCGGCGTTTGAAGGTGGCGGTGCAGGACTAGCCAATGCCGGTACTACACGACTTACTCAAGGTTTGGTGGAAAGGTTTGCCAAATATATACCAGTACTCAAACCCCTGACAGACAAGGCGTTAAAAACAGCCAAACCAGACACACTCAAACAAGGGATTAAGCTATGGGCAGATGTAGCAGGTAGAAAGTTCATTAAGGCGGCGGTAGTTGAAACTTTAGTAGAAACCCCCATTTGGGCCACACTAACCCAAACGGATAAAGAGTCTTATGTAGAAGCTATTAAGCGTGAAGCAGTAGAGAACCTAGTTTTGAATGTAGGCTTTGCCGGTGTAGATGTTTTAGGTGATGTGGCTAAACTAACCCCCTTGGTACAGAAATCTATAAAACAATCAGTAGACAGTTACGTTGCAAAGGCCAGTAGCCCAGAAGGGTTGCAAGCACAGGCAGGGAAAGTAGACCTGGGGGCAAAGATAGAAGAAACTACTTTCGCCAAAATAGAACGTCCCAAAGAATTAGTCCCAGAAGCCCCAACCAGCAAAGTCCCGCAAATAGAAGATATAAGTCTAAAATCATCTGACCAAATTATAACAGAAGCGGGTAAAGAAATCGGGACGATTCAAGAGCCTAAAAAGACCATCAGACAGTCCGCCAACGAACTTTATACTAATTGGGTTAATAGGTTTGAGCCGATAGAGCGACTCGCCAAGAAAATTGAGGCCGAACAGAAGATAAGCATTCTTCCCTCAAAGTCGCCAGTCTATACCACCAGACAACTATTAGGTGCGGGTGGGACAGCAGAGTTAAGACACAAACAATCACTTCAACCGATATTAGACCAGATAGACAGTGTAGCCCCCGTTAAGGACATGGACATATACCTGAAAGCTAAAAGGGATATTGGGTTTAGCGAGGTTGGGAGAACAGTCAAGGGGTCCGATCCCATCAAAGCCCAAGCCACCATAGACGCATTGGGGACCAAGTACGACCTTAACCAACTGGACGACGTTGCTAAGAAGTTATACACATACCAAGACGAAGGTCTGAATAAGTTGCTAGAAAGCGGGTTCATTGACCAGAAGGGTTATGACGCAATTAAGGCAGGAAACAAATACTACGTTCCATTCCAAAGAGTGATGGATACTGTGGATAACTACTTAGGAGTGCCGACCAGAACAGCCCAAGCAGGACAGGTAATCAAGAAGATCAAGGGTTCCGAGAGGCAAATCTTGTCCCCGATAGAATCAGTTATCGCTGATACTTATAAGATTGAGTCTGCGGTAGCCAAGAACAGGGTGGCTAGTTCGGTCATTGGATTGAAAGACATAGCCCCTGAGTATGCGTTCTCCAAGGCTCAGAAGGCTAGTGGTTCTACTGTTTCAGTTTGGGAGAATGGCAAGAAAGTCCACTATGAGGTAGGGAAAGAGATAGCTGACGTTCTAAAAGGGGTAAATGAAGAATCTGCTGGAATGTTGGTAAAGATACTTTCAGCGCCGGCCAGACTACTACGACAAGGGGCCACAGGCAGAAACATCGACTTTATGATTCCAAACGTATTCAAGGACCAACTAGATGCGGCGGTAACTTCCAAGTATGGGTACAAGCCATTCCTTGATTACTTCAGGGGTTTGGGACACTTAATGAACTATAAGAAAACTGGCTCAGATGAGTTGGTAGAGTCATGGATGCAATCGGGAGGAAAGATTTTCTTCGAGAATATGTCAGGGAGGAAGGGGATCAAAGAACAGATAGAGGGCGCCACTCAGAAGAAAGGACTAGCGAAACAACTAAGAGATTGGGCCATCGGAGGGATTGACGTGGTGGGAGAATACTCAGAAGTCCCCACTAGGTTAGGGCTTTATAAGAAAGCGTTAAAGAAGACCGGTAACCCATTACTAGCGATGATGGAATCACGTGAAGGGACACTAGACTTTGCCCGCATGGGAGCTAAAATGAAAACGGCCAACTCAATTATCCCCTTCTTGAACGTGGGGGTACAAGGTTTTGACAAATTGATAAGGGCAATTAAAAGTGATCCCAAAAAGGTTGGGTTACGGTTTGCTGTTTATGCTGGCATTCCCGCTATTATGACGTCACTTTATAACAACCTGTTCCACCGAGAGGAGATAAATGAAGTCCCCACATGGGTTAAAGATTCAAACTTCGTGTTTGTTAAAGGAAGAACCAAAGACGGGAAAGTAGATTATGCCAAGTTCCCCAAGGGTAATGTGGTCCCCTATGTTGCTAATCCCACAGAAGAACTAATTGCTTGGATGGCGGGGAATGACCCCAGAGGGTTTAAGGAAATGGCAACCAGTTTGTTGAGTGAAGGACTGCCGGTAATAAAAGGGGGTTCTAATCTTAAAGAAGTTGGGGTCAGGACTTTGGGAGGGATATTGCCCCAAGCCATTAAGCCAGCATTTGAAGACCTTTTGAACAAATCAACCTTTAGGACCACCGCCGAGGGTGAACCAAAAGAGATCGTCCCTTACTACCTAAAGGACAAACCCCCACCTCAACAATCGTATAAACACACTCCAGGTGCATATAAAGCTATTGGGAAGATACTCAACGTTTCTCCACTTAGGGCTAAAAACTTCCTAGAGGGGACATTTGCTGGTGCGATCAAAACACCAGTCGGGATACTGGAGACTTTGGACAAAGTTACTAAGGGCGAGAAGGTAGACCCCAACATTATTCCAGTACTACGGAGGTTCTACGGTGAGACTTATCAGACCACTAAGAAAACAACTACTAAAAAGGACTCAGGGAGGTTTGATGCACAGGCGGCTGAACCCCTCCCAGACGATTTAAAGTCAATCAAAATCCTATATGAAGACGCTGTTAAAACAGTAGAGGGTTACGGTGAGAAGAAGATAAAGATTAAACACGGTATTAGTAGCGCTGACCTAGACGAGTTACAGGGTGACGTGGACAATGCCATCAAGATCAGAAAGGAGATAGAGAAAGAGAAGCCGGAGATGATATTCAAGATAGGGTTAGACTCCTACAAATCCGGTGGAGGGATGTTGGTCACACAGAGGGCAGAATGGGCCAAGGGTCAACTTGAAGGGAAAACAGGGGAAGAATTTAACAAGGTGGTTGACGAGATGCTTAAAAGCAAGGTTCTGACTAAGAGCGTTACAGAGGCGCTAAGAGAGGCTGGTATCAAGATTAACAAGTACACCAGTGGGGGAAAGACAAAAACCTTGGGTGGTTCAGGCAAGTCTAAGAAATTCAAAAGCATTACTATCAAGAAGGTTGGCAAACTACCCAATATCAAGACCGCTAAGTTTGGCACAAGGAGACCACCAACATTTAAGATTAAAACTCCTCCTAAAATAAGAATGTCCAAGGTGGGGAAAATCAAACTACCAACCTACAAGACTCCAAACATTAAGGTTGCCAAGATTCAAGGCTTACAGCCAGGGATTAAACTTGTATGAATGAGTTAATGACACATGATATAATATTATTAGTTAGTGCCGAGTCAAGCTCGGTTAGGACGCCTTTGTATTAGGGCGTTTTTTTTATGGTAAAAATAATCAACACACTAGACGATGCAATCAGTTTTATAAATTCTTTATATGAGGCGGATTCAACCGCACCTACCGATGGAGATGAGGACTATACAGTTTGGACTGCCCTTATAAACATAGCTATCAACATTTGGAATATGGAAGAAGGGGTGCTTTGGGAGGAATTGTTTGTTAATTTAGACAACGCTGCTACAGGAGATAAGACAGCCGCCGCAGGAGATTACAGTTACGATTGCCCAGATGACTTTGTGTTCCCCAATTCAGGTTATGTGTGGATCGGAGACAATACCAATAAAACCGCCTACAAGGTAATTAGTAGAAACGAGTTACAACTTTATGAGAACAGTTCAGGCGGATGGTGTTACTTCATTCGTGGGGCGTCACCCACACTAGAATTTAACCCCAACTGCACAGTATTGGCCGGAACAATCAGATATAACTACTACAAATACCCTGCCAAGATGGACACTACAACCGACGTGTTTGATATGTCTGACCCAATGTTTGTTGTTTACTACGCTTTATCAGAACTTAAAAAAGATGAAGGGGACACTACCGCAGGGGTGATAGCTTCTCAGAAACTAGAGGGAATGAAGACTAAAAATATAATGACGACCATTTATCAAGACGACAGCGTTCAGGATGAGACTGACCCTGGGTTTGACGGATGAAATTCTCAACTCCTAAGAAAATGCCCAGGAAGACCTTGATTGACATTGATAAGTTCAATGGTGGAACAAACAAGTTAATCGACGAAGCCAGGATGGACAAAAAGTACGCCGTTGAGTCTTTCAACATGATTCAAGACCAAGACGGGGTGTGGAAGACTAAGTGGGGTTCTAAAGAATATGGCGCTACACATTCAGCCACTCCTGACGGTGCTAGTGAGTTTGTTAAATCTGACGGTAGTACGGAACTTGTTACAGTAGCAGGGGGAAAGGCTTATAGTTCTTCTGACGGTGGAACTCTAACAGAAATAACCGGCGCTACATTTACAGCAGGGACGACCTGTTACTTCATGCAGATAGGGGGTTATCTTTACATTGCTAACGGGACAGATGCACTAGCACGATACAACGGTACGGTTTTAACAACTTATACAGAAATTGACGCTCCGGCTAATTTAGGTGCTTCGCTAGTAGCTAGTGGACTGGCAAACGGATCATTCACTTATTACGCAGAAGTGACCGCCTTAAACGACGTAGGAGAGACGGTAGGCTCAACAGAGGCGAATATTACCGTTAACAAGCAAAGAGACACCTGGACGGCGGCAACTGATAAATTGGTTTGGTATTGGGATGCAGTGGCAACGGCTAATCGCTATCAACTTTATGTCGCAGATGAAACGGGGGATGAGGAGTTTCTTGCTTCTACTACGAATACGAACTTTAGTGACAATGGTACTACTGAGATCAATCCTTATGTGATTCCACCGGAGCAAAACACTACTGGTGCGCCTAAGTTTAAATCTATGTGTGTTTCAGAAAACAGGATATGGGCGACAAACGACCCCAATGCTTTGTATACAGTTTACTTTTCAGGCACGGGACAGTTCTTGGGTAACTTTTCAGACTTTTATGGTGGTGGGTGGATAAACCTTGAGAAAGGTGGACGGGAAACCCCAATCGCAGTCAAGCATTATCAAAGCGGTTCAGGTGAGGGCAGACCAACAGTTCTATGTAAAACCCCCGATGGTAAGGGTGCGGTTTGGCAACTAACCATATCTACAGCGACGGTAGGAGATGTATCATTTTCAATTCCTTCGGCTGTTAAAGTGGTAGGTTCATTTGGGACGGAATCACTTGCGGGGGTAGTGGCGACCAACAATGACATAGCCTTCCCCAATCGTAAAGGGTGGTTTTCACTAGGACCAGAGAAGAACTACTACGGCTTACTAAGAACCAATGAACTGTCTGCTATTATTCGACCTTATTGGAGAAACTTAATCACAAGTAAGGTGAGCGACATTTGTGCTTACTTCTACGACGCTAAGATATTTATATCAGTACCTACTACTTCCGCCGGCAACGACAGAACAATAATCTACGATACTGAAAGAAAGAACTGGGCAGTAGACTGGAACAACGGCGCCAAGCAATTTCTAGACTACACCGACACCGCCGGCAATACCCATTTCTTATACATTCCTACTAGCGGGACAGAACTGATAGAACTTTCAGAGAACTTTGGTAGCGACTTAGGAGCAGGATTTAACCAGTCCTATATCTCACCTTTACTAAAAATATCAAAAGACAAGACAGACATTTTCAACCTAAAGGAAGCCATTGTCGAACTTGGCAGACCAAAGGGTGCAGTTAAGTTTCAAGTTCTCGGAGTAGGGAAGTCTGACAGTTTTACCACTATTGCCACTAAAACAATTACTAGCTTTGGTTCTACTACGGGGATAGGGAGTGACCTTTTCACCAAACAATGCTTTACGGGAACACAAACCAATTCCAAACAGGTTGCCGGTACTTGGACAATCTATGTAGTCAACGCCCCCTCGACCTATACTCAGGCAATATCTAAAGGTGCGATTAAGAAACGTGCCAAAATCTATGCTATCCAATTTAAGGTATATAGTACAACTGCTGATACCAACTTTACAATTTTATCGCTACAAGCAAGGGGAACAGTCGTTCCGAGAAGGATTCCTTCCGCTTGGGCTAATTAAGGAGATAATATGGCTGCTGCAGCAACAGACAAATTACGAAAGGTTGCCCGCCGATGGGTGGGGCAAATCGGCTCAGGTGGAGTAGCCGATGATACGGTTACTACAATCCCACTAAGTTCTAGCACGAATTTACCTACAGGAACCGCAGTATCGGTTGTAATAGATCGTGTAGATGCTAATGGTACAGAAACACCAACACTAGAAGAAACATCTATCGGGATTGTATCGAGTACAAATCTTGTAAGTTGTGTCCGAGGTGAAGAAGGTACGGCTCAGGCTCACGATGCAGGTGCGGTGGTAGAGGTTCTTTTAACCTCTAATATGTGGAACGATATGGTTGATTGGGGTGTGGTAGAACATTCACAATTAGGAGTCCACACTACGGCGGCGGTTACCACCCTAAAAGCCACAGGTGCAGAAATAAACACGGGTACAGAAGACGGAAAGATAGTTACACCTAAAGCAATAGCAGATAGTGACATAGCAAGTGGTTGGACACCAGCAAGGCAAACTTGGACAAGAGAATCTGACACTACTTTTAGTGAACCAATTGACGCTACTTTAAAATATGCAAAAGGTGATAAATTACGCTATAAACAGGGTGCTGGGTATAAATATCAATATGTTGTTAGTGTTGGTGCTTATAGTGGTGGCAAAACAATAATGACCACGACTGGTGGAAGTGATTTTGTGTTTACAAGTGGAACTGCGATAACTGATAATT